TGCCCAATGGTCTGAAGCACTTCGTGCGTGTGCCTCTGGCTACGTCAATGGATGCTGACTTTGACACCGGAAACAACAGATTTAAGGCGCGCGAGCGCTACAGTTTCGGGGTCAGCGATCCTCTGGGAATCTACGGATCGCCCGGTTCGTCCTGATTTTTCAGGGTTTTCCACTATAAAACGGCCCTTCGGGGCCGTTTTTCTTTGCCTGTTGCGTTTTATTCTTCATGCTGCTACATTACCTGTGTCTAACCACAAGGAGCAGTGATGGAGACCACAAATCTACCCAAGACACGCAAAGAAGCCCAAGCGTCCGGGGCCAAGTATTACTTCACTGGTGAGCCGTGCAAACACGGACATGTTGCACCGCGCAAAACAAAGGGTGCTTGCGTTGAATGTCTGAAGGTTGAGTGGGCGCAAGCCCAAGAAAAGCGTGCCAATTACTTTGCCAATTACAACCGTTCAGAGGCAGGTCAAGCCGCAAAGCAACGCTATTACGAGAAGAATAAAGACTACGTCATCGCCAAAGCCTTGGCGACCCCAGCAAGAATAAAAAATCAATACCGCAGAGCCTGGGCAGAAAAAAACTTGGTCTCTGTCAGAGCCAACACCAAGAATCGCAGGCGCAAGCACCGTGAAGCTACGCCTCCGTGGCTAACCCGCAGGCAGAAGACGGAGATGCGCTCGATGTACCAGATTGCCATCACCATGTCCAAAACCACGGGTGAGGCGTACGTCGTAGACCACATCTGGCCATTGCAGCATGAAACTGTTTGTGGGCTACATGTGCCTTGGAATTTGCGTGTTATTACACGGACGGAGAATGCGGTTAAATACAACAAGCTGCCTTCTGATGAAGAAGCACTTGCATTCCCCCCAAAGAAGTGATACAACCATGCCAAGTCCAAGAGTATTCACAGCTTACTGACCGGCTTGGCGGACTTCCCTCAAAGACAGTAAGCGCAGATTGAGGATATTTCCATGGGATTCGCAACGCACCTTGGCCCTTGGCTGCTGGGCACCGTCAAAAACACGACCGGTACGACCGCAGGCACGATTCAAAACTTGGGCGCTACGACGGTTAACCAAACCACCACTGTTGCCTATGATGCTGCCGCCGCTACGCAAGCATGTGTGCTGCCTGCTGGCGCTCTGATTACCAGCGTCACGCTTATCCAAACGACCAAGTTCACCGGCACGTCTGGCGTTATTACGCTGTACCTCGGTGGTACGGCCTTCGCTGCTTGCTCGGCTATTACTGCTGGCTCGTCGTCTAATATCGCCTTCAACCCCACCTCGGACGCTCAAGGCGCTCTGTGGAACAACGTGGGATCGACGGACGCTATCGTGACTTACACGATGGCAAGCAGCGGTTCTCTGTCTGCTGGTGCTGGCACGCTGGTCATCACTTATGTTGTGCGTGGCTCTGATGGCGTGATGTACCCCACCGCCTTCCAGCAATAACTAGGAGCGCATCATGGCGATGCAAACCGATGTAAAGGCAGGGTACGTTTCGGCGTCTGCCAAGGTGTTTGATGGCCGGACTCGATTCAAGGGTCTGGTTGTCACGCCGGGATCTGCGGGCGGAACTGCGCTTGTTCGTGATGGTGGTTCTAGTGGCACAGTTTTGTTTTCAACAGCTACGTTGGCAAACGGAACGCCTTTTAACGTCCTCGTCCCAGGCGAAGGTGTTGTGTGCTTGACTGATCTTTACGTAGAAGTAACCGGCACAGACACCACCGCAACGGTGTTTTATGGCTAAGACCCCAGCATGGCAACGCAAGGAAGGCAAAGCGGAGAGTGGAGGCCTGAACGCCAAAGGGCGCGCCTCCTACAATCGCGCCAATCCTGGGAAGCCGGGATTGAAGCCTCCTGCTCCGCATCCAAAGACGGAGAAGGATGCCAAACGCCGCAAGTCGTTTTGCGCAAGGATGTCTGGGATGCCTGGGCCAATGAAAGACGAGAAAGGGAGACCAACGCGCAAAGCGTTATCTCTTAAGGCATGGAACTGCTGACTTGTACTCGTTGTAAAACCGGCAAACCAGCAACTGCCGAATTCTTCCCGCCGCACAATAAAAAGCGGAATGGGCTTGATAGTTGGTGCCGTCAGTGTCGTTCTTCATACAGAAATGAAATCTGCCGTGGCAGGTTCAGATACGACATCAGCGATGAACATCTCAAGCAAATTAAGTCAGAAGTCAAAGAGTGTGTTATTTGTGGCGATCAAACCAAACTGGTTGTAGATCACGATCATGTAACGGGAAAAGTTCGCGGGCTGCTATGCAATCATTGCAATCGTGGTTTGGGACATTTTAGAGATAGCCCAATGTTGCTTGAGTTTGCAGCGCAATACCTGTACGCTTCGGTAGATGCTCCGGAATGGGATGCATATCGCGAGAAAAATGAGGCGGTGTGCTGACATGGAAATGATGATATGGAACGCGCTTCTATCGTTTGTTTCCGCTCTGATTCTTTTCTGGATCAAGCAAACGGCAGACGAGCAAAAGCGTATTCAGATATTGTTGAACCGCACGCGGGAAGAGGTTGCCAAGGAGTACGTCACCAAGGCAGACGTGCATACGGACATCAACCGCGTGTTGGATCGGCTGGACAGGCTTGAGGCAAAGCTGGATTCATTTATGAAGGAGCAGCGCAGTGCCCTCGGTTAGCAAGAAGCAGCACAACTTGATGGCCGCAGTGGCGCATAACCCTGCGTTTGCTAAGAAGGTTGGTATTCCTCAATCCGTTGGCAAAGAGTTCTCTGAAGCCGACAAAGGCAAGAAATTCGCAGGAGGCGGTATGGCAAAGAAATTGTTCGGCGGCAAAGAGACCTATTCCGAAGAACTCAAGGAAGCCAAGGCTATCAAGTCTGGGCGTATTACTCCCCAACAGTACGCTCGTGGCGAGCAGAAAGAAGAGGCTGGTATGAAGATGAAAAAGATGGCTGGTGGTGGCATGGCCGCTTCCAAGATGGGCGCAGTAAAGACTGCCGCTCCGAGCCGCGATGGTATTGCCTCAAAGGGCAAGACCAAGGGCACCATCGTCAAGATGGCCGGCAACAAGGGCATGAAGCGCGGCGGGAAGTGCTGAAATGCCTCGCATCCCACTAGAGCCTGATCTGCCTGGGGGAATGCCTGAAGCCCCTGGCAGTGCTATTGTTGTGGACAGGCGTCCTCAACCTCGGGTGATCAATCCGAAGGATGCCAAAGTGTTTACAGCAGAGATGTTGAGCCGCATGGGCGGGAAGATGAAGGAACCTCCAATGGATTTGGAAGATGTTCCTGAGCCTCCGCCCGGCAAGAAATACTCTGCCAGCAAGAGCACTGCCAAAGTTGAAAAGGCTTCCTTCGCCAAGGGCGGATCCGTGGGTTCCGCTTCTAAACGCGCAGACGGCATTGCTCAACGCGGTAAAACACGTGGAACCATCGTCGCATGTGGCGGCGGGTACATGAAGAGGAAGTAACATGGGCGGCATCACACTTGGCGGCGGGTTTAATCCTCAAGATCAAGAAGCTTTGAACAAGAACGTTCAATCGCAAGTTGATCAAGAGCAAATGAACCAGGAGATGGCCCGCGCAAGGCTTATTACCGATCTTGCTCGGGCCAAAAGAACGGAGCGCGGGATGGAGCCTGCAATGGCTCGCCGTAGACTTGCTGAACGCGGTGTAGATGTTGAGGGATTACTTAAAAACAGGCCCACCGATTCAGACATGAAGAAGGGTGGCAAAGTCAAAGGATACGCCAAAGGCGGATCTGTAGGCTCTGCGTCTAAACGCGCAGACGGGATCGCCCAGCGTGGCAAAACCCGTGGCACTATCGTGGCTTGCGGTGGCGGCTACATGAAAGGCAAGAAGTGATGGCTTCACGCGGGATGGGCGCAATTAACCCATCAAAAATGCCTGGGCCGAAGCGCAAAGCGCGGCGGGACAACACTGACTTTACGCAATACGCCGAAGGCGGAGAGGTAGGTCTGTATGCCAATATCAACGCAAAGCGCAAAAGAATCGCTGCTGGAAGTGGCGAGAAAATGCGCAAACCTGGGTCAAAAGGTGCTCCAACGGCTGAAGCTTTTGTTCAATCAGCAAAAACCGTGAAGAAGTAACCATGGCACTGTCCGGCACCACGACATTTAATCTCGATCTCAATGAGTACATCGAGGAAGCCTTTGAGCGATGCGGAGCCGAGCTTCGCAGTGGATATGATTTTAGGACTGCACGACGCAGCCTTAATCTGCTGTTCACTGATTGGGCTAATCGTGGTATCAACATGTGGACTATTGAGCAAGGGACTCAGACTCTTACTCAAGGCACCGCCACCTACACGTTACCTGCTGACACTGTTGATCTTATTGAGCATGTGATCCGAACCGGAGCCGGAAATGCGTCAACGCAAGCCGACTTGCAAATTACTCGTATCAGTGTTTCTACCTATTCCTCGATACCCAACAAGTTACAGCAGGCCCGCCCAATTCAGGTCTGGATTAACCGACAGCAAGCCGCTCCACAGTTCACGGTGTGGCCTGTTCCTGATGGCTCACAGACGTACCAGTTTGTCTACTGGAGGCTTCGCCGTATCGACGACGCTGGCAATGGTGTCAACACCCAGGATGTCCCGTTCCGTTTCATCAATGCGCTTGTCGCAGGGCTTGCTTACTACCTGTCGATGAAGCTTCCTGGTGCTCTTGAAAGAATGCCAATGCTTAAAGATCAATATGACGCTGCTTGGGATTTAGCCTCCACGGAAGACCGCGAGAAGGCAGCATTGCGGCTTGTGCCCCGTCAGATGTTTATTGGTAGCGGGATATGAGCAACCGGTTTGCCAATGGTTATAAGGCGTTTGGCTTCTGCGATTTTTGCGGGTTTCGCTACGACCTGAAGAATCTCAAGAAACTGATCATCAAGACCAAGCAGGTGCAATACAAGGTCTGCCCGTCGTGCTGGACTCCGGATCACCCGCAGCTTCAGTTGGGCATGTATCCTGTGGAAGACCCACAGGCCATCCGCGATCCAAGACCGGATACAAATACTTGGTACGCATCTGGAACGTCTGGATTGCAAACCGCCCCGACCACGGGAACCGGACTTGACCAAGAAGGATATCCCAGCGAGGGTATGCTGGTCATCCAGTGGAATTGGAATCCGGTGGGTGGGCCACGAGCAAATGATGATGGATTGACGCCAAACTACTTGGCTTCAACCAGCGAAGTTGGTACAGTGACAATATCCGTGACGTAGGAGTTCACATGGACAAGAAACAGGTTAAACGAATCGCTGACGTTGAGGCCAATAAGGCCGTCAAAGGTCACGAGTCCCGTATGCACGCCAAGGGCATGAAGAAGGGTGGCCCGACCACCGATGACCGTATGCGCTTGGGTCGCAATCTTTCTCGCGCAGCCAACCAAAAGACGGGGTGAACCATGGCATTCAGCAAAAAATTGATGGGCAAAGAAGTCGGTCAAGCCGAGGTCTATGCTCCTCCTCACACGATGGATGGCAAGGAAGGCGTTGATCTGAAGAACGCGGGCTACGAAGGTGGCAATCGTTTGAAGGCAGACGACTTGGCTGTGAGTGTCAATGCTGTGCGCAGCAAGCCCTACGCTGAACCCAAGACTTCGGGCATCAAGATGCGCGGGGCTGGTGCTGCTACCAAGGGCTTCATGTGCCGGGGGCCGATGGCGTGAATTACACCCAGCTTGTTGCCGCAATCCAGAACTACGCTGAGAATAGCTTTGACTATTCCAACGATCCGACCGTTCTTGATACTTTCATCAAGCAGGCGGAACAAAGGATTTACAACACGATCCAGTTTCCCTCGTTGCGTAAGAACGTGACGGGGGTGACCTCGGGTGGCAACAAGTATTTGGCCTGTCCAACGGACTTCTTGGCTGTGTATTCAATGGCAGCGGTCGATGATGACGGTGCTTATGAGTACCTGTTGAACAAAGATGTGAACTTCATCCGTCAGGCGTATCCCGTACCCACGGCAACAGGGATTCCAAAGTATTACGCTTTGTTTGGCCCGACGACAGGTCTTCCTCAAGAACTGA